TAAATGGAAAAGCCTTTTTGCCGATACTACGCCGGCTACACAGGAAGCAGTTTCGGGCTTGATAGAAAAAGCAGCCTATATGTATTCCTTGTGCTGGGAAATTGAGCAGTCGCTTAATTCAGCAGGAGCCATAAAAAAACATCCTCGGCGTCCCGAACTACAGAAGATTAATCCTCAAGTGAAGGAATATGCTCGGCTGTGTGAGAGTTATGCCGGGATTATTAATAAACTCAATGCCTTGAGGGTTAAGAATACCGTTGAGGATGATGACGAACTTGACGAATATGAATAAGCGGTGGTGCTAATGAACGCCGAGAGCAGCTGGCCTCACTCTTGGCTATTAGAATACATCCATCAGTGTATGGAGGGTGAAATTCTAGTTGGCCGCGAGCTTATCCAACAATTGGAGATATTATCAAGCCATTTTGACGATCCTGATATTAAAATTGACTTTGCCGATGCCCATAAACGAATTAAGTTTATCGAAGAAAAATGCAAACACTCAGAGGCGCCTTTTGCAGGGAAGCCTTTTTTGTTGGCCTTATTCCAAAAAGCCTTTATCGAAGCAATCTATATTTTTAAGGTATATGATGTTGAGCTAGGGAAATGGGTAAGGAAATATCAAGAAGTCTTGTTTTTGGTGGCCAGGAAAAACGGTAAGACCCCACTTATTGCTGCTCTGTGCCTTGCTGAGTTCTTTTGCGGCGACATGGGAACCAAAATCCTGTGCAGCAGTAACGATTATGATCAGGCTGATCTTGCATTCCAGGCTATCGACGCCATGCGGGAGCAGAGCACGGCGCTGGAAAAAGTCACTCGTAAAAACATCAAAGGTATCTATTTCGGGAATCCGCGCAAGCCGAAGAAAAAAGGTAAATTCAGTTACGCTAACAAGGGTAATATCCGCAAGATATCTGCTAAGACTGGGGCTAAGGAAGGTAAAAATATCCGGGTTGGCATGAGTGACGAAGTCCATGAAATGAAAGATGATTCGGCAGTAATGCCGATACGGCAGGCGCTAAGTACGCAGGATGATCCGCTGTACTTTGAACTTACCACCGAAGGATTTGTAAATGACGGATACCTTGATAAGCGTTTAAAAGAAGGCCGGCAGGTATTGGCCGGAGAACTCGAAAGGCCGCGCTGGCTAATATGGTTATATACTCAGGATTCCGAGACTGAGATATGGCAAGATGAAAAGACCTGGGTCAAATCAAACCCCGGCCTCGGCATTATTAAAAAGTGGAGTTTTCTCCGTGGTATGTTGAACGAAGCCCGCACAAATACCGAGACGCGGGTTTTTGTTATGTCTAAGGACTTTAACTTTAAGCAGAATAATGCATCTGCTTGGCTCATGATGGAGGATATCAATAATACCGAAGTCTTTGATCTGAATGAGTTTAAGGGCTGCTACGCTATTGGCGCTGTCGACCTGTCTAAGTCCGGCGACTTAGCCAGTGCCCAAATAATCATGATGAGAAAAGGCAGCAGTAAAAAGTACACTCACCAAAAGTATTTCATTCCCGAATCGAAACTGGCCGACCTTGAGAAAGAAGATGTCGAGCGGTTTAAGGATTGGGTGCGCCGGGATCTAATTGTCATATCCCCCGGTAATGAAAACGACTTTAGTCTAATAACACAATGGTTTGTGGGGCTATACAAAAATTATAATATCCGGGTGTTCAAAACTGGCTATGATAAATGGTCGGCGGTGTACTGGGTGAAGGAAATGGACGGCTATGGTTTTGATTGCACCAGGGTTGATCAGACGTGGGGCAGCATGTCCGAACCGATGAAGCTAGTTGGTATTGATCTCAAAAGCAAGCTGATAAATTACAATGACAACCCAGTGGATAGGTACTGTCTTGAAAACACGGCAATCCTGATGAACTCCAAGTACGATATCATGCCGGTAAAAATCGAGGGTAAGGAAAACAAAAAAATTGATGGTGCCGTAACGCTGATTATCTGCTATCGTGTGTACATCGATAACCGGGCAGACTTTTTGCGGTTGGTGGAAGGGCGGTGATTTATATAAAAAGGGTAATAAAATACATTGATGATGTACTATTGCTGGTGGGTATTGCTTTCATATCCGGCGGCATTTTTATGTGGTCGGTGCCGGCCGGGTTTGTTGCAGTAGGAGTTGGTTGCGTTGCCACGGCTTATATGGTCGCAGCACGGCGGGGTGTTTAAATGCTGTTAAGTAGTTTTGTAAACAGAAAAGAGAATAGGCAGTTAACCTATGCTAAGATGCTGGATGGATCATTCCCTGTATTTAGCCAGTTCGGCAATAACATTTACGCTAGTGACATTGTACAAAACTGTATTGATTGTATAGCTTCAGAGATCTCCAAGCTACAGCCAAGGCACATACGGACCGACAGTGATGGGATTCAGACTACACCTAAAAGCAGCTTAAATAGGCTGTTTAGGTTTTCACCTAATCCGATTATGACCACCAAGGATTTCTTGGAGAAGATTGTTTGGTTACTGTACTTTAATTACAATACTTTTGTTTACCCAATGTATGAGACTGTCACTGATCCGCGAGGTACTACCCGGGACTATACTGCATTTTATCCTTTAAACCCTAGCCGGGTTGAGTTTTTGCAGGATGAGACTAATAGGCTTTTCATAAAAATGTACTTTTCCGGCGGCAATGATTTTACACTACCATATGACAGTGTAATTCATCTGAGAAAGAAGTTCAGCGTCAATGACATTATGGGCGGCGGTGCCAACGGGCAGCCCGATAATGGCCCCTTGCTTAAAGTATTGCAAATCAATGATACGATCACTGAAGGGCTTGGGAAAGCGATTAAATCAAGCTTATCTATTCGCGGTATATTAAAAATTGCGACAATGCTGGATGACGAAAAGCAGCAAGCCGAGCGGACTCGCTTTGAAACAGCAATAAATTCGAGTGAGAGCGGAATATTGCCGATGGATTTAAAAGGCGAATATGTACCTCTCAACGTTGATCCTAAAGTCATTGATAAAGAAACTATGGAGTTTGTCCAAAACAAGATTTTGAACTGGTATGGAGTGTCGCTAAAAATCATATCAGGCACCTTCGATGATGAAGAGTACCAGGCGTTTTACGAGAAGACATTGGAGCCTATTATTGTCAGTCTTGGACAGGCGTTCTCCAAAACAATGTTTTCAAAGCGAGAACTTGACGTAGGCAATGAAATTGTTTTTTATCAGCGCGACATGATGTACCTGAGTACGGCTAATAAATTAAAGCTACTTGAAACGGCTGGCGCTCAGGGCCTGTTAATGGATGATCAAAAGCTTGCTATTTTAGGGTATCCACCACTTGCTGACGGAACCGGATCTCGACGGACGATTTCGCTTAATTACATCTCTGTCAATATTGCCGATGAATACCAGCTCCGAAAAGCCGGAAGTAAAGACAACAACCAAGGGGGAGGTAATGCAGGTGCCTAAAAATAAAAGTCTGCCCAACAAAGACGATGTTGTAATTCGCAGTTTTGGCATGCCTGATATTCGGACTGCCAGTGAAGATGGTGTGGTTGAAGGTCATCCCGCAGTGTACGAGCAAAAAACCAACATTGGAAATTGGTTTTATGAGGTCATTGAAAGAGGCGCTTTTGATAACTGTGATTTTGATGATGTTTTATTCACTGCCAATCACGAACTGTGGGATATTCCACTGGCCAGGAGCAGGCGAAACAATAGCAATTCGACATTACAGCTAACGCTCGACAACCAGGGGTTATTCATCAAAGCCCATCTTGATATTGAAAACAATTCTGAAGCGAAAAGCCTGTATTCCGCAATCAAGCGAGAAGACATTACAGGCATGAGCTTCATTTTTTATGTCTCAGAGGAAAGATGGGAAGAGCTTGACACCGATATGCCAACTAGGCATATAACCAAGGTAAAAAAAGTACGCGAAGTAAGTGCCGTGAATTTCCCGGCCTATACTGGCGCTACTATAAACGCTCGTAATGACAAACTGGCGTTGGACAATGCCAGACTAGCATTGGACAATGCTAAGTCATCGTTGGAGAACGAAAAAAACGAGCGGGAAGCCCTTAAATTAAAAGTGAAAATATTAGGGGGAATTTAATATGAAAAAAAGACTATTAAAATTGCTAAAAGCTAAGGAAGATGCACGGGCCGCCATGGTTGCTAAGGTTGACACCATTGAAGATGTCGCGGAGCTGCGCAGTCTAAACAATCAGCTAACCGATCTAAATGCCGAAATTGCAGATCTTCGCAGCATGGTTGCTGCTATTCCTGACGAAGAACCGCCGGCAGTAGAACCGAACGCTGAAGAGCAGCGCAGTGCCGGCAGCCCGGTTGGGAAAACTCAAATTCTTGCCACTTATGGCGTAGGCGCCGGTGAATCCGAAGACAAAGAAGAACGTGCCGCACTTCAGCAGAAATACGAAAAGCGCGGCGCTGACCTTAAAAGCTAAAAGGCGGTTACTTTTGATCTCAGTGAACTGCCTGAATTCCGGGCCGTTTCTATCGGAGGTGGGACACTGGTTGTACCCAAAAAGTACAGCAACACATTAAACGAAACTTTTAACGAAGTATCATCCCTTATTGACGTGGTTAACGCTATTCCGCTTGATGGTGGCGAGTCCTACGAGAAAGGTTTTGTCATTGGTTACGGTGAGGGTGACTACACCACGGAAACTGGCGACTATGATGATTCTGACCCGGTATTTGAGTATGTATCGATCGGTAAAGCAAAAATTACTGCCTATACCGAAATGTCAGATGAGTCCATGAAGCTGCCGAATATCAACTATCAATCTTTGGTGGCCAGAAACGTGACTATTGCTATCAGAAAGAAAATTGCAAGACAAATCATTGCCGGTGCCGGTGGATCAAATGCGATCACCGGTATTTTTAATGCCCCTACCAAAGTTATTCCC